TCGGAGGAGGCGTCCGGCCCTTTCCAGCAGGCACCTACCGACGCTCACTAGCAGAACTGCTAATCAGCACCGGCTGGTGGCCGCCTGATGTACCCTTTGATACGGACGACCTGGCGACGGTCGCCGCAATCATCAAGGAGAAAAAACGGTGACAGTCGGGGCCACGCTTGAGGTGAAAGGCGTCAAGGAAGCCTTGGCGATCCTCAACGCCTTGGACAAGTCCACCCGACGTCAGATCACCCGCGACTTCGCCACGATCGCCGCCCCGATGGTGCAGGAAGCCAAACGCCTGCTACCCGGTGACGTTCCTATGTCCGGCTGGAGACGGTCGTACAACGTGGGTGGCGCGGAACGTGCCGCCAGTCGGGCCGGTGCCCGGTACGCCAACCCGAACCGGGGACGTGTCCGCGACTTCGCCTATCGCGGCAACGAGGACGCCACCTCCCTGCTCCCGTGGAATGCCAACGCCGAACGACGATCGATCAAGGCTTTTACGTCCGGCTCCAAGAAGAAGGCGGCCGTGTTTGGCATGAAATGGAACGACCCGACAGCCACCCTGTTTGACATGTCCGGCAAGGCGACCACACCGCAGGGCGCCCAGATGATCAACGTGCTGTCGTCTCGTTTCGGTAGCCCGTCGCGCATCATGTGGAAGGCCTACCAAATGTCTGCCGACGACGTGCAGAAACAACTGCGTGAACTGGTGGAAAAGATCATGAACGAGTCGTCGTATGCCCTGCGATACAAACACGGCAAGACGGTCATAGCGAAAGTAGTGAAGGTGATCTGATGGCCGTATCAATCCCCCTGGTAACAGAATTCCAGAACCGTGGCATCAAGGCCGCCGAGGCCGCCTTCGTCGACTTCCGTAAGCAGGTCGGCCAAGCCGAAGGAACCATGGGCAAATTCAAGGCCGGTTCCAAAGCCATCTTTGACGGCATCAAAGACAACGCCGCCACCTTCGCTACCGCCGCAGCCGGAGCCATAGCCACATTCGCCGCCCAAGGTGTCACCGCATTCCAAGACCTAGCCTTGTCCGCCGACAAATTTGCTGGCGCCACCGGCCTAGCCGTCGAAGAAGCATCCCGCCTGCTTGAGGTCACCGGCGACCTAGGAATAGACGCAGGCACTGTCGAAACCGGCATCGGCAAAATGAATACGGTGCTGGGCAAATCCCCAGACCTGTTTGAGGAACTAGGCATACAGGTTGAATACGCCAACGATGGCACCGTCAATGCCAACGAAACCTTTTTAAACGTCATTGACCGGCTCAACAAGATTAAAGACCCGGCAACCAAAGCCAAGATCGCCACCCAAATCCTTGGCAAGGGCTGGCGCGACATGTCCCAGTTGATCAACATGGGCGCCGACGACCTACGGGCCTCACTAGCCACCGTGTCCGACGCCAAAGTCATCAGCCCGGAAGAAGCGGCCAAAGCCAAAAAGTTCCGCGACAACATGAACGACCTTAAAGACACGGTAGAAGACCTGTCTTTGCAAATTGGCGAGGTGCTGGTGCCCGCCATCTCAACAGCCGTCGAACAGTTGAACAAACTGCAGATTGGCCAGATTGGTGGCGGCTTCCTGCAATCGTTCTTCGGCTCCCCCATGGACAAGTTGCGAGGCCAGATGAACATGGTGTCCGGCCTGTTCAAAGTCTTTGGCATCAACTTGGAGGACGCCAAACAAGATGAACCGTTGATCACGGAAGAAGAAATCAACAATTTGCAAATGGCGGCCAGCGACCTCGAGGACGCCAACCAACAAACCCTAAATCAAATCCGTTACGGTCAACTCAACCCGTTCAAAGGCACGACCGACAGCGCCAACAATCTGCGTACTGAACTGCAAAACGTGGATCAAGCCTGGCAACGGCTAGTCGACAACCTGAACGAACGGGTGGAACTGGACAACGCCGAACAAGCACTCATTGACCTAGAAGCCGCCGCGTCACAGGCTTTCGGAACTGGCACCCAAGAAGACCTGCGGATTTACAACGAGAAAGCCGCCCAGTTCGCCGGTCTGCTGGCCAGTATTGCGGGAAGCATGGGCGACATTTCGTCCCGCGAAATCAAAATGAGGTTTAAAGCCGAAGGGCCAGCCGGTGCGTTGGCATTGGCGCAGTGGCTGTCTCGAGGCGCTGAATACTCAAACCTCACTCCGTCGCAAGCCTTGGGTCAAGCCGGTTTGTCGTTCTCCATTCCTGGTCGTGCGATGGGTGGCACCGTGTCCGCTGGCGGCACCTACCTGGTGGGCGAGCGGGGCCCGGAACTGTTGACTGTCGGAGCCGGTGGCGGCCATGTGACCCCGATGGGCGCAGGCGGCAGCACGATCAACATCACCGTCACGTCAGCCGACCCCAACGCTGTCGTCCGCGCCCTCCAACAGTACGTCCGCCAGTCCGGGCCGGTGCCCGTCAACACTCGAGCGATGTAATGCCGAAAATTAATTGGGTTTTAGAGCGACAGACACCGACGGTTGTGGATGTCACAAGTTCTGTCTTTTCATTTAACTATGAGCAAGGCAGACGCAATTACCTTGACCCATACTCTGGCGGCATCTTGAACGTCACTTTAAATAACCAAGCAAACGTGGCCCAATACTTTGGTTTTAATGACATCTTTACTTTGTCGGAACCAGTGACAGGTTATGAATGTAGTTTCTGGGTGCAGAATGTTGTGTTTAACGATTACCCCGGCAACACAGGTGTTTCTACAGTGACTGTGAGTCTTGCTGATGTGTTAGCCCGTAACGGGCGAAATGTTGTAGACAATGTGGCTTTAACGCAACAGCCAACAATTACACAACTTGAACAACTTTGGCGCACAAACCCTTATCAGATCGGCGATGTTGAAAACTTTGGTACCGGTGAATCCGACGCCGCCGCTTTTACTTACAACGGGTCAGTTTTAAACTATTTCAATTTGATAACCAGCACCGAAAAAGGTGGTGTCTATTTTACTTTCGACAATGTTGGTCTAATTGCTCGCAACCAAATGACAAATTCGGTTTCTGGTTTTACTTTTACACGAAACAGCCCAACCGCTTCAGCGATTGCCTACCAAACGCTAAACCATAACAAGGCTGGTTTGAACTTCATAAATAACGTGACCATTTCGCCACAAGGGTTAGCAGAACAAACGGCAACAAATAGCGCGTCGTTAACGGCCTACGGCAACGCACAAGAAACAATCACTACAGTCGACGCAACAACAACGCAGGCTTTAGGCCTCGCACAATGGTTAGCGTTTAGCCAGTCTGACCCTGAATCAGAATCGTGGTCAATCGGTTTTATTGATCTAATACAAAACCAAACAGCGTTAGACGAATTTCTTAACGCTCTGTTTGGTGAAGGCAAATTCAATCGAATTTGGGATTTGGTTTATCGTGTGCCGGGTGCAGGTTCGGACTCAACCGAATCGGTTGCAATTGAAGGTATCGCTGTTAACGCAACCCCTGATCAAACTACTTTTGAAGTATTTTTCAGCCCTGCGACGTACTACCAGTTTTTCACCCTTAACTCATCAACGCTGGGTATTCTGAATACCAGCAGACTCGGATGGTGACCCCATGACTTACCCTTCATTTACTAGCGGCGAGGTTTTGACGGCGGCGGACATGAATGCTGTCGGCTTGTGGCTCGTCAAGACGCAGACCATCGGGTCGGCCGTGTCGTCGGTGACCGTGACCGGAGCCTTCTCAAGCACCTACGACAACTACCTAATTACCGTGACTGGTGGTGTTACGTCCGTCGCGACCGCAATCGGTGTACGTCTTGGCGCGTCTGCGGCAAGTTATTACCAAGCAGGTCAATCGCTCACCTTCCTAGGTGCCAGCGTTGCCGCATCGCAGAACAACGTAGCGTCATGGACAAGCGTTGGAGTCGGGACAACTGATTCGATAATGATGGACTTCAACGTGTACGCGCCCAATCTGACCAAGCGAAGCTTCATGTCGGCTCGGTACATCTATGGTGCCACAACAGGTGGTGGAGACATGAGTGCTTACATGGGGTATCACAACGTGGCGGCGGCTTATACCGACTTCACTTTGATCCCCGGAACAGGCACCATGACCGGTGGCACGATTCGCGTCTACGGCTACAAGAACGGACTCTCATGACCCCCGAGGAATACAAGACCCTGTACCCCCAAGACTCGGTGTACATCCAAGTCGACGACACCGAACGACTCATGACCGACGAGGAATACGAGGCATGGGTCGCCGAAGGTGTCTACAACAGCAACCACTTCCAGCCATGAAGGCCGCCGCCATCCTCGTCGCCCTGCTCGGGGCCGTCGCGATCTGGGTCGTCGCCGGATGCTCCGACCGCACCCGCGACAACTGCCAGACCCTCCCGACCGCACCCCGGTGCGACACCAGCAACGGAGCCACCACCCCATGAAGAAGTACACAAACAGCGAGATCAAAGCCCGACTCATCTTCGTGATCGGCTGCGCCCTGTCCGCCACCTTCATGCTTGCTGTCTGCTCCCTGCTGTACGGCCTGCTGTTCGTCGTCCAACCCCTCGAGGTGTCCCCCAACGACGAGTCAGCCTGGGCGACCCTCAACCCGCTGGTGCTGTTCATGACCGGCGCCCTGTCCGGCGTACTCGCCTCCAACGGCCTCAAAGACAAAGACAAGCAGGAAGACCACCAATGATCAGTTCATCCATCACCGTGACCACCACACCCACCCTGCTGGTCACCGCTACCGCCAACGCCACCCGCTACGTCTACCTCGAGCCGAAAGGCAACGACGTCCACGTCGGCGGCTCCAACGTCACCAGCACCACCGGCCTCACCATCACTAACGGCAGCCAGTTCGAATTCGTGCTACCGCCTCAAAACAGCCTCTATGGCGTCACTGCGTCTGGCACACACACAATGATCATTCTGCAACCGTCCGGGGACTTCTGATGACCGAAGCGACCCGCTTCAAGTCGTGGCAGAAGATGGGGGCGCCGGCCGCCCCGCACAACGTCAAGTCACCCAACCTGGTGCAACTCGTCGCCTACGCGCGTCGCACCTGGGGACTCGTCAACCTTGGCATCTACAACCACCGGCCGATCCGTGGTGGCACCTCTTGGTCGTCCCACGCTTTCGGCGCGGCCGCCGACCTCGGGTACACCGACCGCCCCCACCTTGAGGCCACCGTCCTGCCGTGGCTGATCGCCAACAGCCAGGAACTGGGCATCCAACGTATCCACGACTACCAGCGCAAACGCTATTGGGAAGCCGGTAAAGGCTGGGTGGCGAAGTCGCCTGGCGAAGGTAACGCCTGGATACATGTGGAAACCCATGTGGACACCTGGGGAAACGACACCCCCATTGAAGCACGGTTGTCCACAGCCCCCATGTCGACGGCCCGTCCGTACCCCGGTAAGCCGGTGAAGCGTGGCGCTACCAGTTTGCGTGACGACGTGAAAGCGATCCAACAGATTGTTGGGGTGCAGGCAGACGGCAAATTTGGGGTGGTTACCGAAGCAGCCGTTAAAAACTGGCAGACCCTTCACGACCTGACCGCTGACGGCGTGGTTGGCCCTGTGACCTGGGCACGAATGTTTGGTGCGTGACATCCCGCCTAGCATTTGCTAGACACCTCCCGACCTCGGAAACCCGACCCAGGAGGAACCATGAAACCCAAGCACCTGTTCGTGCTATTAGCCGGACTGTCGATCACCATGACGGTCGGCGGGCAAGTCGTCCACCGGCTCGTTGACCCACCGGCACCGCAAACCAGTGTGGCGACCGTGACCCCGCCGCCGCGCACCGTCGTCATCACCCCTGTGCCGTCCACACCGGCACCCACCACCACAACCGTCCCAGACACCCCTAAAACGGCGCATGACGCCCTCCAAGCCGACCTGGGCATGCTGATAGCCCCCGACACACCGTGCCAAGAATGGGCGCCCCTGGTTCTCGAGGTCGGCTGGCCGGCTGAGCAACTGGTCAACGTGCTGGAGGAAATGTGGCAGGAATCCCGATGCCTGAACATCATCCCCGGCCACAAGAATTTTAACGGCTGGGACTACGGCCCCATGCAAATCAACCAGGTATGGAAAGAAGAAGTCGCCAACCTGTTCGGGTCGTGGGACACGATCCAAGATCCCCGCGTCAACCTGGCGATGGCCCTCGAGATCTGGCGTTGGCACGACCACCATCATGGCTGTGGCTGGGAGCCGTGGAGCCGCCCGTGCTGAACATCTACCGACCCGACTGGATGGAACAAGCCGCCTGCACCAACGTCGACCCCGTGATCTTCTTCCCTGGCCCAGGTAAAGCCAACGCCGCCAAAACCAAACAAGCCAAAGAACTTTGCCGCACCTGTCCAGTAGTAAATGACTGTCTCATGTACGCCATGTCGTTTTCGCCTCGTTCCCTCACAGGGATTTGGG